TGATTGTAGGCAAAATAGCGATCTCATTGCGATAGAGAATCGGGCAACCGGTGAAGAAGAAGAGTGTAAAATCTTCTCCAACACTTTTCCAAGTGCGTATGTACGCGTAGTCATCCTGATCGGACGATGCATAGGAAAAACCCGACTGCGCTATAGAAATCGAGTTGGTCTCTCCCAAATTGGAAAGATCTGCTGACGGTAAACGTGCAGCGGAAAAGCGCACTCCATTATAATAAGGTGTCTCTACTTCAATAGTATTATTGACTCCTAAGTTCGTGGAAGCAGCGCCTCCCGCTGTTAATTCACCGGAAGCATATGTTAGGCGGTTGCCTAGGTAAGCTGGATCAGTCTTTGACGTAGTCGTAGATGTTTCATAGTTACCTTGATCAAACCCAACTCGCGTTACTGTCGGTTGCGAGCTGAGATTTCCCTCAAATGTATACTTGGAGCGGGTAGAACCACGCCAACCAGCATAACAGCACATGAAAAAGTGCAAATAATGAGGGATGGTAATGTTGCAAGCACTACCATTGTATGTATCAATACCTTCTCCATCCCAACCTGGCCAGTAGCCCAGACCATGCTCTAAAAGAGTGGTCTGTTTGACTTCGTCAATGCCGGGAGAAGCTGATACATATGTCCTATGTAGAACATACCTACGAAAAAGATCACGTAGGGTTTTGGGCGACTCTCCAAAGAATACATTCATCGTCTGATCGGCCACTGCTGTTGAAGCAGCAATCGGCTGAATAGATTCAGGTGATGTTGGAATGTCAGTTGTACCGGTAGAAGTTCCGGATACGGCGGCGGCATCGACAGTACCGCTTTGAGGGGAATATTTAACCCTCCTATCAGCAGGCGTCTTGAACAAGGAGAATTTCTTCATCTTGCCAGGAGCTGTCCCACCAAATTTGATGTCATCGCAAGCTGATACAAACACATTGATTTGAATCGGTGTATCTGAGGCTGGCGAAACCAGGCTATTCAACACATTTACTTCAAGTACACCATTATATGAGGTGCCAGTTTCATTAGATAAACGTGTAGTGCTACGGAAAATGGGATCTGTACCTAACAGCATCTCAGCACAATTCCGGAATGGGTCAGCCTGACCCCATCCTACTACTATTTCGAAATCGTCTTCTTCTGCGAGATCGATTACCCTAGAGTAAACAGTATTGTATTCAATAGTGGAACCGAGTGATTTCGGGTCCCAACGTATCAAAAGTCGTCCTTTATG